TTTATACTTAGCACACCAATTACGGTTGCTACTATTGTTCCTAAGAAAACTAAAACTTTTACCATTCCTTTTCCAGTAGAAACATCTGTTCGTAAAGATTTAACTTCTCTTTTTAATTCATTTATACTATTTTGTATTGTCTGCATACGCTCTGCACACAGACGCTCATGGGCTGAAAGCCGTATACCTGTTGCTTGGTCTACAAGCTGTTTGGCAGTTACGGATTTTTTTCTAGCCATTACTCTATTATATCCCAAGTCTGATTATTTTCATTCCACTTATATTCATTATCAGATGGTTTTTCTTTTGGTGGTAACCATCTACACGTATCTTCATCTAACACCCAACTATTAAAAGGTTTTGGTGGTATAAAGGCATCTCTAACAACATCATAAGTATAACCTATACCAGCAAAGTTTTTTCTAAATGGTGTTTCACCTAAAGTGTGTTTACCAGCTTGTGTATTATAAGATGTTTGTACCCAAGTACCTGCATCTGTTTCTACTAAATTTTTGAAAAATTCTTCTTCTGCTACAATAACTTTTGTAACAATTCCTTTTTTTATTTTTGCATAATGAGCCATATTAATACCTTACAATAACGATACCGCTACCGCCATTTCCTCCATTGTAATGATTTCCACCATCAGCATCAGATACTCCTCCACCAGCATTTCCAGTATTGGCTGATGCGGCTGGTTGATTTGCATTTTTTCCACCATTAGGAGATGGGCTTCCATTTAATGAGCCTCCTCCACCGCCTCTTGCATAAGAAACATTATTACCATTTATAGCAGTTGTAACTGCTGTACCTCCATCTCCACCATTAGGAGATGATGACCTAGCATTTCCTCCGACAGAACCAGCACCGCCGCCTCCGCCACCACCTATATAACTATAAGTAGGTGGATTCCATAAATATTGACCACCAGCATAACCTTGCCCAGATGTACCAGAACCTCCTTGATTATCAGTGTGTCCACTCATTTGACCACCACCAGAACCGCCATCTGAACCTACTGCATTAGTAGCATAACTACCACCATGACCTCCGCCAGTAGATGTAACATTAATACCAGTACCAACAATAGAACTATCATTACCATCTGTGTCAGAACTATTTGTGCCACCAGCACCTCCAGCACCAATCGTAATTGTATAAGTACCAGTAGCTAAAGATAATTTATTTTCAGCAGAAGCACCACCACCAGAAATTTCACCAGTTACAGAAGAACGATAGCCACCGCCTCCTCCGCCTCCACCAGCACCTCCAACACCAGATGATGAGCCACCACCACCGCCTCCTCCAGCAACAACAAGAAATTCTACATTTGTTAATGTTGTACTTGCTGGAACAACTAAATTACCAGATGATGTAAATGTATGTATTCTTTTACCACCTACATTTGTAACAGTACCGCCAGTTGCAACACCTTGAATTGATATATTAGTTGTAGCTGAACTTAAACCCTCTGAATTTGAAACAAACACAGCTATACTTGTTCCTACTGATTGTCCATAAATAGCAGATGGTATAGCAACTGTTAATTCTGTATCGCTTGTTGGAGTTGCTGATGCTGTACTTGCTGAACCTCCGCTTGGAGTAAAAGAAACTGTTGCACTACCAACACCAAAACCAGTACCAGTTAAAGTAATGTTACCAGATTGATTTTCAGTTATACTTGTTAAAGATGTAATAGTTGGAGATGTTGCGTTTGTACTTACCCAAACATTTGAAATAGTATTGTAAACTTTTAATCTATTTATACCAGTATTTGTATCATACCATAAATCTCCTGCTTGTGGATTGCTTGGAGCAGATGTTCCTTTAACTACTTTTGCTTGATTAGATAAATTTGCATCTGGTATACTTGGAAGTCTAGCGGCTGGTAGTGTACCAGTTGTTAATGCACTAGCATTGTCACTTGCAGGTACATTATCTAAATTTGCAGATTTAACGTCTCCGTTTCCGTCTAACAAATCCGATAGATTTCTAGTTTTTGTCATTTAGTTTTTCTCCTACTTGTTTATAATTATTACTTTGGATATTTGTCTTTTACTGCTTTTATTGTAGCTTTCCAACCATCAATACCATTGTGATATAAGTCATCTAATTGGTCTTGTATGCTTGGATATTCCACTGCTCTTTCAAGTTTATAATGTTTGCCATCTAATACAGCTTGATAGTTTGGAATTTCTGCTTCTATTTCTTCTCTACTTGGTTGAGGTGTTTCACTTTCCCAATTATAGATTTCCCAAGTTTCTCCATCATTTGTGTATTTGCAATTACAAACAATATCCCATTTCCATTTAACAACTTGTTCAATGTTATATTTAGCTTCTATTTTTGTTGCCATAATAATTCTCCTTATAATGTTGCGTCTAATTCTGTTAATCTAAACCAACTTCTAGACATTGAATTAGTTTGGTTAGCTGTTCTGTTGTACCAAGTAGAACCACTACCCCCTACTCTAATTTTTAAAGTTAAGGTAGTGCCAGATGGTATAGAAGTTGCGGCAGGTGTTGTGTCAGGACTTGATTGATTGCCCATACAACCTGCCCAAGTCCAACGCATAGCACCCCAATCATTAGTATTAGAGTATTGTCCTGCGTCTGTTTCTTCTAAATAATAACCACCTGCTAAATTTTGAAATGCTGAACCTGCTCTAAAACCACCAGATTTATAAAAACCAAATCTGTATTTAACATTAGATGAAGCGTCTTGTAGCCAAGCAATCATATAAACATCTCCACTATCATTACCACTGTTGTTTCTTCCAATTTGACAAGATAAATCTAAAACAAATTGTGAGTTAGTTCCTTGCGTTGTAAAAGCATAACTAAATATTTCTAATCCTGTTCCACTACTATTGTCTGATTGAACAATACTAGCTTGTTGGTCGTCCCACTGCCAGTGTGTCTGTTTTATTTTACCACTATCTATTGTTCCCCAACTAGGATTAGCACCTGCACCACCTGTAAGTAATGCCTGTCCGTTTGTTCCTGCCGCTAGTCTTTGTAGACCAGAGCCATCTCTGTAAAGTATATCACCTTGTGTTGTTAATGTCGTTGTTAAATCTGTTCCGTTAGTACCATTAGTACCTGCTTGAGACATTATATCCCAATTAGCTGTAACAGTTGGAAGGTTTCCTGTTGTAGCTGTTTTTGCAACGTAAGACGAACCATTGTACGAAACAACGTCATCTATTGCATAAGCTGTACCTGCATTATAAGCTCCCTTCCAGTTGAGCTTAATATTGCCGAGTGTTACTGTAGCCATATTATTTTTCTCCTTGTTATATTGTAGCTATTAGTTCGCCATTGTTTAACGACCAAGTGAAACCACTTGCCGCAAATTGCACATCATCAAAGTTGGCGTATTGACTTGCTGATATGTTATCTACACCCTGATTTGTAGTTATTACTCTTACTGAATTATTAGCAGGAGTTGGTGTATTTGCTTGTCCACCCATTCCTGAGTGATATTGACAGTAGTAGTAAAGCGTTGGAGCTCCACTAGCTACTACAATAGTTGTTTTATAATTAGATGTATCAACTGTTACACCAGTTGTATATTCACTACCGCCACCATGTGTTCCGTCTGCGGTAGTAGAAAATCTAAATGGGTGTCCAGTTGCACTAGACCAATCAAATATATAAGTATTACCTTCATGTAATTCTAAAGTGTCTTGTTGAACACCATCAATAAAGTATTTATTTGCACCACCAACATTTTGAAATGTTACTGTTCTTGTTAATGTTGATGGACTAAAGAATTTTTCAAAACCATAAACTTCTGCTGACGAAGCATTTGCGTATTCTAATGCTGTCGCACCTGCGTTGACAACCAACGCCTGTCCTGCTGTGCCTAAAGCCGCAGGTGTATCTGTTAAATCGTTTACTGATATGTTGGCTAATTGGAATGTACCATAAGCCACTACCATAAGAATATCATTAACACTTGCTCCACTTGCCAATACTACACTTGTACCTGTAGTTGCAGTAAAGTCAGCATTTGCTAATTTTACACCATTTAGGTATACATCAATAAATCCTGCGTCATAAGCCATTGTAGCACCGTTTGTGTCAGCACCAGTAAATGTTGTTTGACCTGCTGTTGCAGTGTATTCAAACCTGTTAGCTGTACCGTTGACTGTGCTACCTGCCGCCGCCCAACCGCTAGGTTTGTAGACTTTTAGCTCATTCGCCGTTGTATCAAAGTAGAGGTCTCCGACATCATTTGATGTAGTTGGAGCACTACTTAAAATTCTGTATCTTTCTGCAAACGAGTTTACTCCTGAAACATTATTTGCAACTAAATTAACATTAGCAATGTCATTACCAACTAAATTTACATTAGCTATTGCATTTCCAACTGTATTTACATTAGCAATATTGTTTGCTACTGTGTCTATTTCAGATGTTGTTTCTTGTAAATCTAATGCCGCAGTTTCTATTTCTGAAACTGTTTCGTTTAAATCATTAGCTACTGTAATTACTTTAGCAATATCTGTTGCTACAGTATTTACACTAGCCATGTTATTTGCAACTGTATTAACATTATTAATGTTAGAACCAACATTTGTAACATTAGTGTTATTTGTTGCTACAGTGTTAATATTTGTTTCATTACTAGCTAAAGTTCCTAAATTTGTAATTCCTGCAAGAGTATTAATATTTGCTTTATCTGAGCTTGAAAGCCAAGTATTTTCTAAATAATGCTTTGTGGCTACATCTTGGTCAGACGTAGGGTTAGCTACGTTAGTTATTCTTTTATTTGTAGCGTTCCATTGAAAATTAGTAGCATCAATCTTAATAACATCACCTGCATCATCAATCGCTTCCTGCGACATAAAGAACGCTTGGTCTGAATCTGTATCTAAATCTGACTCTGTTAATACTGAGCCTGACGCATAGTCTACAAGTTTAGTACCTTGTGATGTTCTCCGTCTAATTTCTATGGCTACGTTGTTTGCAGGTGCAGTATTGAACGTAACTGTAGTCCCTGCGGCATTTAAAGTAAAGGCTGTAGTAGCAACTCCTGCTAAAGTAACAGTCAAGTCTGCTGTACTTCTATAACTAAACGGTATAGAATACGCTGTTGTACTGCCGTTACCAGTATATCTTACAAAACTATTAGCCATTAAATTCCTTAATTTTAATTATTTTATCTAAAAGGGGTACTTTATTGTAATTGTGATAATATTTGGCTTTCTTGCTTACCATAAGTTTCTTTGTACCCATTAATTGTAGAAACTTTGCCATTATCAGCTTCAAAGAAAGCATGTTGCATTATGTATTCTCTTGATGCTCTTTCATATTCTCTAATAATTTCTAGTATATATTTATCACCTTGATATTTACCTGCATATAATCTGTTGTCTCTTAAATATCCTTTTCTATTATATGCTGAATTTGGATTTTCTAACTCGTATATAATACGTTCATTAAGTGTTCTACCACCTAACAATATTTGAGATTTAACTTGAAGCATAGCTTCATACAAAGTTGTACCTTCTCTTAATTCTATGTTGTTAGCTAAAACTTTAGTAGATTTCATTTTAGTAACATTATATTCTTTTAAATTAATATCTAATTTTGTACCTACATCTACTTTAAATCTAGGTCTTTCCCATAATATATTAGAATTTTGTAATATAGATTTTGCTCTTTCAGTTAATATATTTTTACCATTTCTATCTACAATGTTAGCACTCCAATGACTTGTTACTGGAAATATATCTTGCCAATTACCTAATAACAAACCTTGTGGTTTTGGATATGTATTACCTAACGCATCTCTTCTAGGAGATAACGCATCACCATAATTTAATAATTCAAACTGACCATCAAGGTATTCATCATTTATAGTTTTTGCTAAAGCATAAGGTGTAGATTGTGTTAAATGGTCAATCATATTCATTAACTCTACTTCTGAATCACCAAATACTTTATTAGACCATCTCCAACCAGTAGCCGCAGGTATAAGTTTACTTGCACTTCTACTAAAATATCTATCTACTTTAGATACATTAGCCGCACCTTCTTCATTAGTTGCTTCTGTGTCACTAAATATTGCCATAACTTCAAAGAAATCTTGAGTCATTAAGTTACTAGCAAATATGTTAGACCACAATGCAAATGATGAACTTGCCATGTGTGTAAAAAATTCTAATATTTTATTTTGTTCTATGCTGTGTGCAGGGTCGTCCCATAAATCACCTAAGTCTTCTATAGAATCTTTTATTGCCGCAGTTACCATAAATGGTATAGACAACGGAAAGAATCTTGATAATGAAACATATCTATCTACACCATTTTCATCTTGATATTTATATGAAAATCTGTGTTTTCTATCTTTTGTTTTGTAACCTGTAATTTTATCGTTCATAGCATAGTATGTTGCCATACCATATACTGTCATACCTAAATAACTTAGAGCTTCTGCTTTTTGTCTAAGCACAGGGTCAGACGCACTACGCATTGCTCTATACTCCATGTTTAATTTATTTAACATAGGTGTCATTTGCCACCCATACTTAAATAAACTTACTGGTGTTTTTACAAAGTGTAATCCTGTTAATACTCTTATTAAAGGATATTGATTACTTAATTTTAATAATAAATCTCCAAAGTTATTAGAACTTTGTTTTTGGTCTGGGTAGAATTGATTAGGGTCTAATGCTTCGTTTCTTAAATTTTGTGTAAATGAACTAACTCTTGCTGTATATGTAGGGTCGTTTGCTACAGACTTTGTTAAATCATCTAATGATTCTACTTCTAATCTGTTAAAAGTTTTTGTTTGTCTAAAGTTTCCGAACTCATCTTCATATTGAAAATATAGCTCAGACCATTTCTTTTCAAATGGAGTTTGTGTTACTTTTTGACCTTCAAGATTTAATAACTGTTTATCTAATTTATTTATCTTTTTAACATTAGGTTTATCTTGTGCTTTTTCAAATCTAATGTTTTCTTTTAAATTTCTAATATTTTCTTCTATTCTAACAATTTGTGTTTTATTTATTTTTCTTCTTTTATTCCATAACTCAGGATAAAATGTTCTCATTCTTTGATTAACATTTGCTACTCTTTGAGCTCTGTTAAATATATTTTTTGTAAATGTATCTCCTGCTCCTAATCCTCTTAATGATAAGAAAGATAGTTTACCAATAGGAGAAGCAACATAAGACAATGCTTTCTTTAACATATTATTAGATTCTCTAAGTTGTGTAATATATGTTTCCATGTTTCTTTGTTGTCTACCATCAAATCTATGCTCTATAGTATCACCAATACTTCTGTTAGCTTTCCATGCTAATTGTGCTTTTTTAAAAGCTATTTGAAAAAATCTTGTTTGTGCTAACATTAAATCATTAGCCATTCTTATTTTATTTAAACCTAATTTACCTTCACCTCTGGCAAAACTTATAAGACCACTATAATAGTTTTCTACTATATTAGACTGAAATCTAGCTATTGTAGATAGTATGTTAATTTCATGTGTAGTAGGGTCAAATAGTAAGTTACCTGTTACATATTCATTTAATGCTTCAGACAATGTAACTCTAGTATCTTTTTTTGTTCTATTATATTTTCTAATAAATTTTCTTAATAACTCATCATTACTAGACAATTCAGCAAATTGATTAATAGCTTTAACTTGCTCTTCTGGTGACATTTTTTCAATACGTGCCAATATATTAGGCATTTCTTTTGTTATAGCAATGTCTGCATCTAAACGAAGTCTATCTGCATCTGTCATTTCTACGACAAGTTTTTGGGATTGTAGTGCGTCAGATACACCTTCTACTGACTTGATGTGATTGTTAAGTAATAATTGTTTTTCTTTTAGAGCTTCAAACAATTTTTGTGCTACAGCAAACTTTTCTTTAGGGTCTACTGCTTCATTACCTATTTTTCTAATTTCTATTATTTCTTTAGATTTGTTAATTAAATTATATCTACCTGCTAATATGTTAGGTGCTAAATCTGGTGCTATTCTTGATATAACTTCTAACTCTTTTGCTAATTCTTTTGCATTTTTAGGGTCAAGAATTTTCATAGCTTTGTCTTTTATTTGAGCTAATAGACCAACTCTTTCTGTGGTTCTAATAGAACCTTCATCTTTTAATCGTTTAATTGTATTGTTTATTTCTTTTATAATAATGTTGTGGTCTTCTCTTGAACTAATTTTGCTTAAATTTATTATAGGTGTTTTTCTTTTTACTTCTTTTATTTTCTTTTCTATAGTAATTGTTTGGTCTGGTTTAGTTGTAATTTTTACTTTATCTAATGATTTAAGATTTTCTTTATTAAAAGTTTTAGTTGCTCTTAATTTAGTTTTTTTATTTATAAATTCTACTTTAGCTTTATTGCCTTTAACTTCTACAACTGTGCCTACATTAGCTCTGTCATCAGCTTGTACTTTTGTACCAACTTTTATAGGTGCTCTACGTATTAATGGTTTTTGTTTTGTTAGTTTACCATCTTTACCTGACCATGTTGTATCATCATTTTTACCACCTAGTCCTACATCTCTGTCTAAATCACCTTTAAAACCATCACCTTTATCATAAAACTTACCTGCTTTACCTTTAGCAGACCAGTAACCCATTGCTCCACCGATTGTACCTTGAGCTAAACCACCAGTTGCTCCTGCTAATAATGTTCTAGTTACATTGTAATCAGACATTAAATTAGAATCTATTTCAGCCATTTGACGTGCTCCATCTGCCGCCACTGCTATAGCACCACCATATATAGCTTCTTTTTTTGCAATATCTAATGCCGCCGCTTTTGATGCTTGTTTAACAAATTGTTTTTTAACTAATCCTTTTAATGGTGTTTTAGCCGCTTCTCTAACAACTGTACTACCTGCACCAAACGTAAATAAGTTAAGAGGGTCAGACACAAGAGCAGGTATAAAATCTTTAGCCCATTTTGCAAAACCTATAGTTTCATTACCAAACCAAGGTAAGTCTGCATACACTTGAGTTATTTCAGCCCAGTCACCTTTGTATTGGTCATCTTTCATCATTACGTTACCAACATCATAAGCAATACCTGCTGTATTATACTCACTCCATATTCTGTCTTGAAAGAATTTTTCTATTAATTCTTGTTTAGTAAAATCTTTTACAGCTTTACCATTAGTAAATTTATTGTTTGCATCACTAACACCACCTTCGTAGTATCTACGTAACACTATTTCAAATTCATCTGATTGTAATTTTTCAAGAGCAAGTTTTTGTTTTTCAATACGTTTCATATTATCGTATTGTTTTTTCTCTATTCTTGTTCTTCTGTTCTTGTGTAAGTGTTTGTATTTGTCATTATCATCAGTAGATAATGTACTGCTTGTGTAACTGTCTAATACTCCCATAATTTTACTTCAAATAGTTGTTGACAAACTCATCTAATTTTTCTGTTGAAATGTTAAATGATTGAGCCATTTTTGTTTTTACTTCTACATTGTTTTTAATGTAGTAATCATAGAAACCTTTAGTAACTGGTCGTCCTGCTAATGTATTCATACCTTCCATAAACGCATTGCCTTGTGCTTGAACACTATCTTTATCTGTAAATAACATAAAATTCTTTTCTATGTCAGGTATCTTAATACTTTCATTATAGTTATTAATATTATCTAATACTGTATTTACTTCGTCAGTGTAGTCTACGTTAGACAATCCTAGTCCATCTATTAAATCCATTACTACATTCATTCTTTCATCATACTCAGTATCAGGATTATCACCAAATAATCCAAACCCTGCTGTAGACATTAAATTATCAAAGAATGGAGATTGTAAAAACTTTTGTGTTAATGGAACTAAATCTTCTGCTGATTCTTTTATTAAAGCATCTGTTAATGAACTACCATCAGGTGCAGTAGCATCTTTTAATTGTTTAATTTCTTTTGTAATTACTTCTGTGTAATACTCTTGAGCGTAACTATCTAAATCAGAAGCCGTAGTTAAACCAGATGATTCTATTCTAGCCGCCATAGTTTCACCCCAAGTTTTATTATCGTACTTTTTAATTATTTCTTCGTACTTGTCATTTAACCATTTTTTAGAATCTTTAACCCATTGCATTTGTACTTCTCTAGGTTCTGAAGGACTAGGTTTAGGATTTTCACTATTCCATGCTAACCATTCATCACCTAATTCATTTTCTATAGTGTCTACCATAAAATCATATTTTCTAGTGTCATCAAATTTAGAAAGTTTAGGTATACTGTCAGCTAATATTTTAGCTGTTTTCTTAATTGTATTTGTGTATTCAGTATCTTGTAATGGACTTGTAAATCCACTATTTGCTCTTAATTCTGCACTAGCTAAAGATTTAAAAGATGATAATATAGTTGTTTTACTTGCATTATTTTTAGCTAAATCTTCTAGTAATTGTGTTGAATTATTGTTGTAAAGTCCAAGATGAACATTTTTATCTATTAAAGCAATAGCACCTTTATCTTCATTTATGTTTTCTGTAGAAGTTAAAATACTATTTATAGTTACTGCCATAGTAGGATAATCACTTATTAGTTTATCTCTAAACTCATTAAACTCTGCTGATGTGCTATCCATGCTAAATAAAGTTGTAAGTCTTTCTTTTTTATCTGTTTCTATTTTTCTAGTATTTGCAGTGTATTCTGCATTTTCTAAAACTCTTGCTTTGTTTTCGTAATCTTCTACTAATTTTTTAACTTCAGGTTTATTACTAAATAAGAAAGATTGTAGTTTTTTACCATCTTTACCTATGCCTCTATCAGCACTTAATATTTGAAAAGCTCTTTCTAATTCTTTAGTTGACCCTGCTGATTTGATAATATTTTCTATATCAGTCATTGCGGCTTTATTAATATCATCATTACTGTGCATAATAAATGTACCACCTTCACCATTAGGTAATTTATATTGTGCTGAGTTTAATGTAGGAAAATATTTTTCACCTATTTCATCTGTAGGTATAGCATTAGTTAATGACATTAAATCTAATATTTTAGTTTCGTAATTAAAGTTAGCTCTAGTTTCTGCATCATTAGACATTAACTTAGTTTTAAAAGGTGTAAACTCAGAAGCAAACCCTAAAGCAAATGAATCATCTTTACCATCAAACTCCATACTTTTCATGTATGGCATTAAAAATTCATTAAGATTACTTGTTTTAAAATCATAATTAGTTTTCATATCTTCAGTAACTTGTAGTTTCATTTTAGCGGCTTCTACTCTACCTAAATGATATTGCACAGTTTTATCTACATACTTACCTGCTAACTCTGGGTGTTGTCCTGCATTAATCTCATTTAAAATAGTTTGACTATCTTTACCTTGAGCGTATAAAGAATTTACTTTATTAGCCGCTTCAGTTTTATCTTCTGCTATTTTAAATTTTTGGATTTTTTCTAAGGCAGGAATTGTGCTTTTGTTTAATGTGTCAATAAGTTGACTTGCTTCTGTTGTATCAGCAGAGGTTACATAACCTTTGTTGAAAGCATCAAAGTATTTATTTGTTCGTTGTTTTTCGTAAGCCATTATAATTCATCATACCCTTCTGGTGCTCTTCCTGTTTCTGGTTGTGTAAGTGCTTGGTTTTTATAATATCCTTCAGCACTTAGGGTTGCTATTTGTAGTGCTAGACCTGTTCTACTAGGTTCTGTCACTGGTTTAATACTGTTATATGTTTTACTTAAATTAGCATAAGCAGATGTTTCATCATTCATTAATGCTGTCATATCTTGTCTGTACCCTGTAAGAATATCAGCGTAAGACATATCATACTTACCACTTACACTTTGTAAAATACGTGTTGCGTTACCAAATCCTAAATTTAATCCTGTTGCTTGTTCCGCTTTTTTCTCCATATTATTTTTAAATATTTCTTTTGTTTTTTCCATAGCGGCTTCATTTTTTTCACCATCAATTTTAGAGATATTAGCTAAGTAATTTGCATCTGCATTTTCTCTTGTTCTATCATTTGCAATTCTTTTACCTTTAGCTATAGCTTTTTTATTTTGGTAGTCATATATCGCTGTTCCTACCTTTAATGCTGTAACTACATCACACATGTTTTTGTTTATTTATCTCCTTCATCATTAATAAAAATGGTAATTTACCATGACCATATTGTTCTATTTTTTCTTTTACTTCAAATCCTAAAAATTGTAACCATTTTAAAGTTTTCCAATTTCGTTGGTCTACAAAATTGTAAACATATTCATATCCTTGACTCATTTGTGCTACCCAGTAAGGACATTCTTTTAAAAATTGTCTAGTATGTTTGTATAGCTCATCACTAGATAATAACCATACAACTCCATATTCAGGTAATTGTGTTGGACAACTACCAAACATTCCTATAACTCCTTCATCTTTTGTACCAATAATAGAGTAAATTTTTGCTTCATCATACGTAAATGGCTCTACTAAAGCTCGTAAAGGTGACGCATTGTTAGAGGCAATTATCTCTGCTCTATCTTCTTTTTTCATTTTAGGAGCTAACTCCAACGCATCAGCTAATATAGCTTTACGTACATATTTTTCTTTATCCATTAAATCCTTCTTGAACGTGCATGGTAATAACCTTCAATCTCAGCATCAGCTATATACACTGGTAAATGAGAATTGCTTTTTATATCCATTACAAATTCTGTGTTTTTACATTGCACTGGAACTCTTAATGTTCCTGAACTAATAGCAGGTTGTCCTACAAGAGAAGAAGACGTACCTATAACATAACCATTCATTATAGTTGTAGACTTATCTCTGTTGTTAGGCGTAACTTCTACTTGAAAGAAACCACTATTTTCAAAATTAAATGATATGTTTCTAATTTGGTATCTTCCTGCCGTAATTGCTACTAACCCTCTACCAGTATTTTCTCTAACATACTGAGTAGACAATCTGTAAACAGAAGAATATGGTACACCTATAAATAATGAGGTATGATTACCTACTATAGTATATGTAGAGCCTGTTGTATTTGTGGCTGTATAATTAGCACCATTTGTTCTATCTACTGCTATTAATCCTGTTCTTGCACCATAAGGTGATGTAAACGTAGTTTTATCAGTAGCACTATCATACGTGCCTGTAACTGATGTTTTTAAATCTAAATACACACCATGTCCTAATGTTGTGTCTTTTAAATTTCTTAAATCTATTTTAAATAGTTTTGTGTTTGTACCTTCTGCCGCCATTATATATAAAAAACTTTCTAAACTTTTTACACCTAATATTTTTACACCTGCAAATTCCCATTTAGCCCACGCTGTTTGTACCTTTTCACCTCTGTCAAAGAAATATTTATATACAAACATTGTGTCTGCATTGGTAGGAGCTACGGCTGTACCTGAAGTATATGGTGCAGTCTGTGAGTCTGCTGTGTCAGAAGTTAATACAACTAATGTATCTTCTGTAGTATTACTTACTATTTGATAAGCATTAGTTGGTATTAAAGTTTGAACTGAAACTGTAATATCTAATCCATCATTTGTTAATGTATCATCATCTGCAAAGTATTCTCTAATTGCAGTGTTGTTATTTCTAGCTTGTGCAAAATATGCAAACTTACCTGCTGATACAGGTTGTACTGAATCATCATGTTCAAATGAAGATACTTCATTAAGTATAGCTGTAGTAGGCGATATAGTATCTCCTGCACTATCTAATTTATATTGTGCTGTGTCAGAAAATAAAAGTAAAGATTCATTAAATCCTACAGAGTTTTTTAAATCATTAACTTGTGTTCCTGATGCCGCAATATCAATAGGGTCAGTATCTAAAACCTGTGTAGTTGTAGTTGCAAAGTAATTAAAAAATTCAGCATTTTCTGTTAATACTAAATTTTCACCAGACAATATACCTAATCTATTTTTATAAAATGTAAGGTTATTTATTTTCTTACCTACAAAACTAGGGTTAGCATTTGTATCACTATCTCCACATGTTCTATCTGTATAATCTAACTCTTTAAATGTAAACGTACCATTATTATTATTTATTAATGCGTGTGGCATAGTAGAGTTATCTAAACCTACAGATGTTGCAGGTGCTATAGTTTCGTTCCATACACCATTACCTTGAAACGCAACATAGTAATCAGACAAAGTATCACCTTCGTCACCTGTTACTTTTAATATAACTCCAAGTTTACCATAATAAGGTAATTTAGAAAAATCTTGTATTTTATCTCTTATTGCATACATGGCTGTATTACCAGAACCATCTGCTGTACTTACAGTATAGTTTGCATTGTTATCAGTAGGTTTTCCATAAATAACTGAATCAAAACTTTCAAATGTAAAATGAGAAGTAAAGCCAGAATAATTAGCTAAACCTTGTGAACTAGAAACTGTTGCTCCTGTATCTGTTCTTACAGTTTTAAAACCAATACCATTAGCGGCACTATCGTAGTGTGTACTAGCTGTACCATTTAATAATATATCTTTAATTTTGTTTGTATCTCTAAATTTACTATCAGTAGAAGCATCATTACCAGTAGGTAATTGAAACTGTACCTCTAACTCTTGTGCCATGTTAGGGTGTTTTAATGCTACTTTATATTCTCTACCATAGTTAGTTAATTTAACATTTATTAAAAACTCTTCTACTTTAGCCGCAGAAGTTGTTGAGTCTGCCGCTACAGTTGTAGCTGTGTTTGCAATAAATGTGAAATCTGCAATGTTTACTAATTTAAAATTTTGTTTAGGATTTGTAGAAGTAAGGTAACTTGCACCACTTTGTATTGTTACAGTTTTTTCATTACCTGCTAAATCCCATACTTTTACACCACCATTATAAAATGCTACAATGTATTGATTACTTGCATCTCTTTGTATAGACCAAAATTTTGTTGTATTAGGATATAAATTTGTGCTATCTAAATTTGCTACAAAATCTAGCGGTGGTCTTTTTGACAAACCATCTACAATATTGTTTGCAAAATTAACTTGGTCTTCACCTTGGTTTATTCCTCTTTGTGTAGGTGTCTGTTGAGACATACCGTTTAGGAAATTAGGTATAGACTGCGATACCACACCACCCATTAGTAAGTCCTTCTAGTTGTTCTGTTAATTATTGAAAACGTGTTAGAATCACCATTTAGCATATTTATATCTGCTTCTTGTGAATCAGCTTGATGAAACGCCATTAACGCTTCATTTTCATCTTGTCCAATTAATTGAGTAATTTGATTATCTCCAATAAATCTTGAAGCAAATCTTCTTGACGCTTTCATTGTAATATATCGTCTTGCGTATTCTGGGAGATGTTCAAATTGTTGGACTAAGACTAAGTCTACTGAACTAGGTGCACTTGTAAATACATCAGTATCTTTTTCCATATCATATAGAAAACCGTTTCTGATTGTATAATTAAAATGTCTGTATGCTTTATTAGCATCTGCTTTTACACAGTTTAAAGGTAAAGGAACTTTGTTGTCTGCATCTAAAGATAAAGATTTATAATTATATGTAGTATTAAAATTCCAACCTTGTGATTGAATTGACATTGAAGTTTCGTCAAGAATATTTTTAGCGACTGATACATCTACAGTTGTTGTACCTGTGATTGAGTTGACAGGAGCTTCGCCTATCACACTCAGCATAGTATTCACTGCTTGTAATTCTGTAGTTGGTGTAATTTGTGTTGCCATTGTTTTCCTTTATAAAGTAGAAAAGGGGGATTTGACTCCCCCTAATCTAATTAGTATTAAGAAACTATTACGCTTCTTTAATACCTACTGCCGCTTCTGGTCTTAATACACCATGTCCCATAGCATATTTAGCAACCATTAACGTACCTTGTCTTCTAATGTCGTACTCTTTTTCAACACCTAAGTCCATAAGTTTAACTGTACCTACAGCACTTGGGTGAGATACTAGAGCAACGTAGTTAGTTAAGTTTACAGCTTGAGGGTTTGAACCACCTGCTGTAGCTGAACCTTGGTCTACGCCTGAGTTTACGTTACTGTCAACAAAGTGTGCTACAGGTACTAATTCAATACCTGCAATTTTTACTACTTTACCTTCAGCGATTGAACCTCTACCACTAAAATCAACATTAATCGCATTAGTTGCGTTTGCTAATTTGTAGTATTCTTCCAATCTCATAAAGCATTTTCTGCCTTCTGATGGAACGTAATTTGCGTCTAGTTGTTTTGCCGCACCAAATAGTGCATCAATCATTGCGTTAGCCGCAGTAGCGTCTGTTGCAGATGCGATACCAGTATTAGTGATAGTTGCTCCTGCTCCATATCCACTGTCAGATACGTTAGCTGATGCTAATGATGCTTGACCGATTGTTTGTAAGATATGCTTATCTTTTGTAAAAGCTAATGCTCTTCCAATTTCTTGTGAGTAAGCACTTCTTACGTCCCAATGGTTTTTTGCCTCTTCAATATTTGATAAGAATACTGATGAGATTAAAAGGTCATTAATTGTAATAACCTTTTCGTTGTG